ATCGACTCGTCCCACAAAGACGGCCGAAGCACCCAAGACCAGCGAGACCAAGCTCGCTAAGACCGGAACATATACGGGAGTTCTCGCCGTTCTGGTCCCCATGATCGCTGCCGTCGGCACGATCGCATACCTCGTTTCTCGAAAGGAAGACAACTGACATGCAGTCCATCAAGGTTAAGTACACCAACTTCTTCGGCGAAGAGACCGAAGAGAAGCTCCACTTCCACCTCTCCAAGGCCGAGCTCATGAACATGGAGCTCCAGCGTACTCCGCTTTCGGCCAAGATCGCCCTCATCAACGGCGGCGAGGCTTCCCCCATGGACGCCTACAAGCTGCTTCAGGAGTTCGTGGGCGCTGCCTATGGCGAACGCTCTGAAGACGGTACGCGATTCTTCAAGGATGAGCGTGCGACCAAGGCGTTCCTTGCGTCTCCCGCATTTGACGCCCTTCTGGACAAGCTCAGCAACGATCCCAAGTTCTCGAACGGGTTCCTTGCCGGCCTCTTCCCTGACGACATCATGGGTAAGGCCAAGAAGCTGATCGAGGAGCACCCGGACGCTTCCCTCGAAGAGCTCCGCAAGATCGCTGAGGCCAACTGATGCCGGACATCGTCCCCATCGAGCCTACTCGGCCCACTGAGGTCTCCCTCCCTGGCAACACTGATAAAGCCAAGGAGGGGGCCTCCCCCGAGAAGAAGGTTATCGCCAAGGCCAAGGTCCAGAAGAAGTCTGCCATCAAGGAAGCTCTTCGGACCTTCTTCGCTCGGGATCTCCCAGAGATTGCTGAGCATCTTATTATTGACGTGGCCATTCCAGCTGCTAAGAACGCCATCACTGACATGGTGACACAGGGTATTCAGCAGCTTCTTTACGGCGAAGTTGATCCCAGGCGTCGCCCTGCATCTGGATACACGTCATATTCTAGTTCATCTCGTTCGGATCGTGGTCGAGCATACTACGAATCACGTCGATCTGAACGTCGCGAACCGCGTCAACCCAAGCCCACGAATGTGGAGGACCTCGTGTTCGACACTCGCGGCGACGCAGTTGACGTGATCGAATTCATAGCTGAATCCATCGAACAGTATGGTCAGGTCTCAGTTGCAGATCTGATGTCGTCCGTTGGCATTCAGCCCCGATACACCGATGAACGCTGGGGTTGGACCACAACCGACGCGTTTGAAATCCGACAGATCAGGGAGGGTTGGCTCGTCTCTGCCGATCGTCCCGAACCCCTCAAGTAACATATTTGCTCAGAAAGGAGCACACTCAAATGTCTATCACGACCGCTTTCCACACGGGCATGGCTCGCATCTCGAAGCACGCCCCCACCATTCTCTCCGTTACCGCCTCTGTTGGCGTCGTCGCAACCGGATATCTCGCCTGGCAGGCCGGTACTCGATTCGAGGATTGCGAAGGACGCGACTGGGATCGTCGCAAGGAGTGCATCCGCAACGCCGACCAGATCGCCGATGAGGACGTCCACAAGATCGAGATGAAGAACCGTATCCTCTTCATCCTCGATACGGCATACACCTGCGCACCCGCTGCGATTGTTGGCGCAGCCACCATCTCGATGATCTACTTCTCGAACTCGATTTCGAAGAAGCGTCTTGCCGCCGTTGGCGCGGCGTACACGGTTCTTCAGACCGCGTTTGATGACTACAAGAAGTCCATGGTTACCGCACTCGGTGAGGAGACCGTTGCGAAGATCACTCGTCCGAAGCTGCCCAACTACGACAAGACTGCTGAAGAGATCCTCTCTTCCGACAACAAGTCTGATGCGGCCGCCGTCGTCGATGCCGTCCTCGCGTCTATTACGGACCTGTCGCCCTACGCACGCATCATCACCGAGGAGTCCTCGAACTGCTGGGACGAGAACGAGGATTACACCTCGGAGACCCTGGCTGCTGTTCAGCTGTGGGCAAACCGTCGTCTCGAGCGTAAGGGTCACCTCTTCCTGAACGAGGTCTACGATCAGCTTGGACTGTCCCGCACTCGTGAAGGCGCGGTCGTCGGTTGGATCAAGAACTCTAAGGATGGCGACAACTACGTCTCGTTCGGAGACTACGATGCGAACATCTATCGAGTTCCGAGCGAGGACTACTCTCGCGTTGACTCGAACTTCATCGTTGACTTCAACGTTGACGGAATGATCTGGGACAAGATCTGACATGCACTACACATCCTGGCTTATCAAGCGAGGGTGTCTCGAGAACTACTCGGAGCTTGCTTCGGTGTGGGATGAACTCGATTTCAAGTGGTATATTCCTGAGGACGAAGATAAGGCCATTCAGGCCCTTCGCGTGAGGGATGAATACTGCTACGAGACCGGGATGCCCTCGCCGAGGCAAGCTCCGGCTTCGTTCCTTGAGGTTTTCGTGAGCATTACCGATACCCTGACAGCTATGCTGTATCAGGATCGGGAATCGTTCACTAAGTCCATTCTTCTGAACGTGGGCGCTCGTTCATATTCTGACGACGGGCGCCTACCTTCAGAGATTCATGAGGAGGCTCTAAACATCGCGGAACGTGTGATGTACAGGACCTATTCAAGGAACGGAACCGGCGGACTCTTCCGAATTCCGGGAGTGGATACTCTCGAGATGCCCCTGACTACCCAAATGATTCAGTGGGCCAACTTGTATGATCCATACCACTAAAAAGGAGGCCACGGGAGGTGGACTTTTACACAATTGAATCTTCTCCAATGCGCGGTCTGCCGGGAGTCATGGAGGCAGCGCCTTGGTTTTTGAACCTCGACTCTAGGGATATCATGATAAGAGACGGTGACTTCGTTGCTGTCTGGAATCCAAAGACCGGTCTGTGGTCGAAGAACGAATTCGATGTCATTAGTCTAGTTGACGATGACGTTCGAAAATTCGTTGAGAATTCGGCTCCTCAGCAAATGGTCCCGAAGTTCTGTGCATCAGAAAGAGATGGTGTCTGGAAACGATATCGTCAGTGGACCAAGAATATGGTCGATACAGATCATCCTCTTGATCGAATGCCGGTGTTTGCGGACACCCCAATTCGTAGAGAAGACCACGTCTCGTATCGTCTCCCGTATTCGCTAGAGGATGGAGTTCCAGTTAACTGGGCTAAACTCGTCGACACTCTGTATGACCCCTCTGAACGCCAGAAGATCGAATGGAGTATTGGTTCAGTCCTCACAGGCGACTGTCGAAAAATCGACAAGTTTCTGGTCTTCTATGGTGATCCGGGTTCAGGTAAATCCACGATTCTGAACGTGATGCAAATGCTCTTTGGAGACTATAGCGTTGCGTTCGACTCTGAGTCTCTTGCTCAGCGAAGTAACTCTTTTGCGCTGGCGTCTTTTGTTAGTGATCCTCTAGTGGCTATTGAACACGACGGCGACCTGAGCCGAATTGAGACGAACACCCGTCTAAATTCGATCATCTCGAACGAGATTCAGCTCATCAACGAGAAGTTCAAGAAGCCGCACTCCATGCGCATCTCGACCATGCTGATTATGGCGTCGAATAACCCGGTCAAGATCACCGATGCAAACTCGGGTATTCCTAGACGATTGCTTGATGTTTCCCCATCAGGAAGGCGTCTATCGATAGACGAGTACACTAGTGTCATGGACGGGGTACGTCAGGAACTCGGCATTATCGCTAAGCACTGCATTGACGTGTATCGTAGTCTGGGACCGAACTATTATCGCAATTATCGGTCTCAGACTATGGTTTCGGAAACTAATCCCATCTACAACTTCGTCATGGAGATGTATGAAGATTGGGGTGATGACGACAAAGTCACTCTCGCTAAGGCGTATTCTGATTATAAGGATTATGCCAATGAGACTGGGATCCAATATGTGGTGCCGAGGTATCGTTTCAAAACTGAGCTTTCTCGATACTTTCGAGAATTTCGGGACCGGGTCATGGTTGATGGTATACCTTATCGGAGTTTGTTCATAGGTTTTCGCAAGGACAAGTTCGAAAGCTCCGAACTCACTCCAACTGTTGTGACGAGTGAGTCATGGCTCACCTTGCAAAAAGGAACGCCGTCTATATTCGACGAGCATTTCGCAGGCTGTAAGGCTCAGCGTTCATCAAAGAATGGCACGCCTCAAAAGGCTTGGATTTATGTTGACACGGTTCTCCGCGATATTACACCAATCGATGAACATTACGTACTCATGCCTGAGGAATACATCTGCATTGACTTTGATCTGAAAGGAGACAATGGTGAAAAAGACCTCAATGCTAATCTTCGCGCTGCTTCTGCTTGGCCTCCGACGTATGCGGAAACGTCGAAAAGCGGCGGCGGCATCCACCTCATCTATCGATATCCTGTCGATAAAGATACCCTTGCTGAATATTCGCCTGGAATTGAAATCAAACGATTCCGGGGGAACGCGTCTCTTCGGAGACGACTGTCCCTTCACAACGGGCGAGGTATCGAGGATTATCCGGGAGACCTCCCAGCAAAGGCTCCCAAGATGATCAACAAGAAGCACGTTCAGGATGAGAACCATCTCAGGTCTCTCATCGCTAAGGCTCTCCGTAAGGAAGTGCACGCGAACACAGCGCCCAACGTCGACTTCATCAAGAGCATTCTGGATGAGGCGTATGAGTCTGGGATTACATACGACGTAACTGACGCTCGCAATGCGGTGACCTCTTTCGCGATGACTTCGACAAATCAGAAGGATCGCTGCCTCAAGATGGTCCAGCAGATGCATTTCATGTCTGAGGACAAAGCTGAGGTCACTGAGGATGGAAACGGACGCATCGCATTTTACGATGTTGAGGTTTTCCCGAATCTGTTTGTCGTCTGCTATAAATTCCCCAGAGAGGATTATGTTCATTTCTGGACGAATCCTTCGGCTAAGGCAGTGAAATCGTTATTTGATCTTCGGCTGATTGGATTCAATAACCGTAAGTACGACAACCACATCATGTATGCGGCGTCGCTGGGTTATTCGAATGCGGAGCTCTTCGAGATCTCTCAGCGCATCATCAACAACGAGAAGAACGCGACGTTCCGTGAGGCATACAACCTCTCCTACACGGATATTTACGACTTCTCGACGAAGAAGCAATCCCTCAAGAAGTGGGAGATTGAGCTCGGGATTAAACACCAGGAGAACAACATCCCTTGGGATCAGCCAGTTCCTGAAGATCAGTGGGATGACATCGTCGAATACTGCAAGAACGATGTCAAAGCCACTGAGATTGTGTTCGACCATCTCGCTAGTGACTGGGGCGCTCGCAAGATCCTTGCCGAGCTCTCTGGTCTGAGCGTCAACGACACCACGAACCAGCACACCTGTGCTCTAGTGTTTGGTAAGGAGCGTCGACCTGACAAGTCGAAGTTCGTTTACACTGACCTCAGCGAGATGTTCCCGGGATATACCTTTGACAAGTTCAAGGGTTCGTCCTATCGCGGAGAAGATCCGGGGGAGGGCGGCTACGTATATTCGGAACCTGGATATTACGAGAACGTCGCTCTCCTCGATGTCGCGTCGATGCATCCGACGTCGATCGAGCAGCTCAACCTGTTTGGTCCTTACACTCAGCGATACAGCGAACTCAAGCAGGCTCGCGTGGCGATCAAGCATAAGGACATGGATGCGTTGAGTAAGCTCTTCGACGGGCGTCTTGTCGATATTGCGAAGAACTATGATCTCGACGAACTCGGCAAGGCTCTCAAGATTCCGATCAACTCCATGTACGGGCTTACGAGCGCTAAGTTCGATAACCCTGCATGGGATCCTCGGAATGTTGATAACATTGTCGCGAAGCGAGGTGCGCTGTTCATGATCGACCTCAAGCACTATGTGCAGGATGAGCTCGGTCTGACTGTCGCCCATATCAAGACAGACTCCATAAAGATTCCAGGGGCCACACCTAATGATATTCAAAAGGTGATGGACTTCGGAAAGAATTACGGGTACGACTTCGAACACGAAGCCACCTACGCCAAGATGTGTCTAGTCAACAAGGCCGTGTATATTGCGAAGTATGCGTTTCCTCACAAAGGCGAATGGACTGCTACTGGTAAGCAGTTCCAGGAACCCTACGTGTTCAAGAAGCTCTTCACGAAGGAGCCGATTGAATTCGAGGATTACATCCAGACCAAACAGGTCAAGACCGCAACATATATGAAGTTCCCAGATGGATCTAAGCACTTCGTTGGTAAGGTCGGTGCGTTCGTGCCGATCAAGCCTGATCGAGGTGGAGCTGAGCTCCTTCGAATGAATAGCGAAGGCGAGATCAAAGACGCCGTCGTTGGGACAAAGGGCTATCGCTGGAAGGAAGCAGATATGGTCAGATTCATGCATCAGGAACAGGACGTCGATACGTCTTACGCCGAGATGCTCGCCGATGAGGCAAAACAAGCGATCGAACAATTTGTCGATCTTGAAACACTGTGCCGCTGAGAAAGGAAAACATCATGGCATTCAACAACACCCCCTCCGATCTGGTTATCGAAGACGCTCGTCTGCTCTTCACGAACTTTGCCGGGTCTCCTACTCGATACAACCAGGATGGAGGTAAACGCGAGTTCTCGGTCGCGATCCCTCTGAACCTCGTCGAGGATCTCGAGCGAGACGGCTGGAACGTAAAGTACCGCAAGAATCAGGACGGCGAGTTCGATCCCGAGCGTCCTTACCTTGGTGTCAAGGTCTCGTACAAGTTCCGCGCGCCGGCTATCTGGCTGATCACCGGGGGTCGCAAGCAGCTCCTCAATGAGGACACTGTCGGCACTCTGGACAACATCACGATCAAGACCGCTGACGTTGTCATCCACCCGTCGGTGTACGACATCCGTGGCCAGAAGGGTATCTCTGCGTACGTCAAGGAACTGTACGTCGTGATGGATGACGAGTCTGCTTCCTTCGCGGCTAAGTACGCGAATCTCGACTGATCATATTTAAGGCGGGGGTGGGCTGTGAAAGGTCTACCCCCGTCTTAGACGAAAGGAGATACCATGTTTGTCGAAGACTCTGAAAACTGGTCAACTGTTCCGGGATTCGCGCACTACGAAGCAAATCGTCTGGGTATGATCAAGCGTAAGGATACTGGCGTTATCCTGAAGCCTTTCAAGCGTCGTCGCAGCGCGTCGCGATATGTGCGACTGTACACAACTCCCGGTGAGGCACGAGAATGCTCGGTCGCGTCGGTGATCTGGGCTTCCTTCTACAAGAGGTGGCCGGACAGGGGCACTTATGTCTGCCATGCAGACGGAGACCTCGAGAATAATTCGATCGATAACCTGTTCCTGGGTACTCGATCGGATGTCCGAAAAACACAGCGTCGTCGAGATGATATCATCTGGGCGCAGCTACAAGAGGAAGGAGAACTGGTTCTATGAGTAACTGGTTCGAAACCATTGTCCCAAATGACCGAACATGGTCACAGGATCATATACAACCCGTGAAGACTGTTCAGAAGGGTGGTGTGACTGAAATTGCGCGTTATCTTTCTACAGTGCTTGAACGTACTGATGATCCCGAACTTGATGGAGACAACTTCACTGCGGTTGTCAACATTAAGAACGGCTTCATTCCGTCTAATGGCGACTACGCGGGTTTCTCGATTCAGATCGAGGGCATTGTCCGGGGCGAGCAGGTCAACAAGACTGTCAATGGCAGTAATGACCCTGTGGCTACGGAATACGTCTGGTATGTTCGCAAGATCGTTTTCTTTGTAGATGGTCGATCCGCTTCCGACCACTCCAAGGAAACTGTGATCGATGCCGGCGATGACTGGATCATGCGCGCTGTTACGCACGGCGATGAGCCGGAACCCGGATTCGGCAAGGGCGCTAAGTATGGCTCGTGGTGGGCCAACAACGCTGAATTCAACCCGAAGATCGTGACGACTTCCAGGATTTCGATCAAGGGAGCACTTAGGAAAGAACCCGGAAGGGAGAGTTTGTAATGACACAGATTCCTGAAAACATGAAGGCATATCTCAAGACTCCGGGGGCTCAGTTCAACAAAGACCCCCTGTCTATGAAGGCGATCAACCAGGGTCTCCTGGCCATCGCCAAGCGGGCAGTCGGGAATGTCATCACAGACGACGAGCCGTACACCATTCGGATCAACTTCCAGAATGGTCGGGTCGTCGGATCTGAGGCACAGCCTCGAATCTCTGTGGAGCTTCTCAATGGGCGTGCGTCTACTTCTGTGATTGGCGTTCCCACGGTGAATACCGAGATCTTCATTGAGTTCAAGTCTCTCGGAGCTGAAGGGAACACGCCGATTACAAACGGTGACTCTTGGGTTGCTCGCGCTAAGATGGATGGCGATACGGTGAAGACCGTATTCGTCAACCATGACTTTAGCGAAGAAGACCAAGAGCTCATCAAGTCGGCCCTACTTCGCGGGCTCTTGCCGCAGACGCAGATGTAGCACAAGATAGGAGATATTCAACATGGCATTCAAGACGATGATGGGTCCTGACACCAGCGTGACCAAGGAGACGTTTGACACTCCGCCTCGAGATAACCCGCCGGCCGACTTTTCACCTCTGGTGTTGACGGGATATGACGCGACCATTGATGGGGTACATTCGTATCTGAAGGACGGATACTGGTATGTCGACTGGATGGAATGCACTTCATTTTTCGGGCACACGACCATCAGCGCGATGAGTCCGTTCTCATGGGAATGGATTGCTCGCTGTTCGGTTGAGGGTGGCGGATGGGTTCGCGACAACGTTGAGTTCTACCACTCGATCCCTGAGGAGGTTTGCGAGCGGTTGTTGTGTCTCCTATTCGATGACAATGACGAATAAACTATATTCGCATCAGGAAGAGGCCCTGAGGCTCCTGCATAGTGGTAACGTCCTAGTCGGCGGAGTCGGCTCGGGTAAGTCACGTGTGGGGGCCTCATGGGCCCTTTCGAAGTCAGACGCAAAGAAGATCGTCGTGATCACTACGGCGCGGAAGCGAGACTCTCTCGAATGGGAGGGTGAGTTCGCTGCGCTTGGTGCTAACTGCGATGATGTGACGATCGAGAGCTGGAACAATGTCTCGAAGTTTGCGGATTACCACGATCATGTGTTCATATTTGATGAGCAGCGTGTTGTTGGATCAGGTGCTTGGGTCAAGAGCTTTCTCAAGATATCGAAGCACAACCTGTGGATCCTACTGAGCGCGACACCAGGGGATACGTGGCTCGACTATGTACCTCTGTTCATCGCAAATGGGTTCTACAAAAACAGGACCGCATTCTCAGAGCAACACATCGTCTGGGATCGGTTCGCGAAGTATCCTAAGGTGAAGCGATTTGTCAATACGGGTGTTCTCGAATCTCGCAGACGGCGCATCATCGTGCCGATGCCTGCAGAGAGACACACGAGACGTAATCGAAAGGATATTTTAGTACCGTTCGACCGAGATGAATACGATCTGATTGTCAAGAAGCGGATGGATCCTTGGATAAAGGAGCCGATTCGAAACGCTGCGGGAGTGTGTTACGCTCTACGACGTAGTGTGAACTCTTCTGGCAACAGATTAGATCGGTTGCGCAAGATCGTTGTGAAACGACACAGAGTGATCGTGTTCTACAACTTCAACTACGAACGAGACGAGTTGCTGAAGCTCAAGGACGAATTCGTAGTAGCTGAGTGGAACGGTCACGCACACGAACCAATCCCAGAAGGAGACTCATGGGTATATTTGGTTCAATACACGGCTGGGGCTGAGGGATGGAACTGTATCGAGACCGATACGGTCGTGTTCTACAGCCTCAACTACTCATACAAGGTGTTGGAGCAAGCGGAAGGTCGGATCGACCGCATCAACACCCCCTACACTGACTTGTGGTACTACTACTTCAAGTCGGAGTCTGGAATCGATTCCGCTATCTCAAAGGCAGTGTCCGAAAAGGCCACGTTCAACGAGCGCATATTCGCTCACAATCTGTAAAGGAGCGCCATCATGGCACAGAATCTGGTAATGTTCGATCCCGCTGACAACGAGTGGTGTGTTGTCTGTCGTATTGGGAGCATTGGAGATACTCCTAAGTCCACCGTCGCATTCTACAAGACTCGAGATGCGGCAAACGAGGCTGCAGCAAGTCTGCGAGAGAAGATTGACGCCCCAGTCAATATTCAGATCTTCCAGTATTCGTACGCGAAGGATGAGATGGATATTTTGAAGCTGTTGTTGCTTGATGGCATTGACATCGCAGTCAAATACATGGTTGGCTGATCATGGCTTGGTATAAAGACATTTGGTGTCTATATACGAAGCTTTGCCCGAAGAATCTCAAGAACAGGAAGAAGAATGACTGATACAGTTGTCTGTGGAATTGACCACCACCGTAAGTGGATGTTGCAAGTGATCACATGTGACTGCGTCACGGGAGCTCGCGGTGACTTCATGTGGTTCTTTAACACTCGAGAAGAGGCTGAGACTCATCTCGAACGGATTGATGGTACATCGGGCAAGAACGTGATTATCAAGATCGTTAAGGTTCGAGCGTTTGAGCATCTCGGAATGGACTTCGAACATATTGAAAAGGGGATCTGAAATGTTCGTTGTGCAATTTGAATACGAAATTGTGGGCGAAGGATTTGTCGAATCTTGTGAAGGTTTTGACAAGTTGAGTGAAGCTCGCGATTTTGGCCACAACGTGATCGATGAGCTTTTCGACGAACTTGGAGATGGTGCCGAAATCGACGACGCCACTGTTCGGGTTTGGTATACGGGTGACGGAGAGATCACCGAGACTCTTGAGAAGGAAGACTGAAATGAACGCTGATTACTCGACTGATGTTATTGGGCACCCTGAGCGGATGATCTACCGGTTCTCAATCGTTGGATATTTGTTCGGGCGAGAGTTGTGGAGGAAGACGTTCTTCTGCGACGACAAGGACCGGGGTGTGGCGTACGCTGAATGGTACCTCAAGAACCGGGTGGCGAGCATTGCTTGCGATCGGTACCGGGTTGAGTTCTTTGACGGAGAGGATACTCGCACTGTGCTTGGTGGACGGACTCCTAAGAAGAAGGATCCTTGGAGGTTTGACGTTGCCGATATCATGAGGACGTACTCCCCTTGGGATACGACCTTCAAGGGAGCTGTCAATCAGGCGGGCTGGAAGGAACGTCACGGTGTGTCGCGGGTTCGTAGCGCGTCCATGAGGGTTGGCGTTGGAGCAGGGAGGCACTGAGAATGAGTGACAATATTCCGATGACGCGATGCCTTATTCGAGGATTCATCGGGTCGCAGATGCTTGTCGAACGCGACATCCTTGTCAAGTCTCGAAGAGTTGCGTGCGAGTATGTTATGGCATATTTCGACAACGAGGCTTCTTGGTCGGGGTGCGAACGGTACACGGTTGACATGAGCTGGGTCGAGTAGACCACGATTTTGATGGGTGGGGGATCTCTTAAATGGGGTCCCCCGCTCGTCAAAAGAGACTTGGATTATCGTTTTTTGCCCTGGTTTTAAGTGGGTTTGTGGGTCTGATCGGGTTGTCATTTTTTGGCAAGTGGGTTTGATCAGATTGGCGACTTGTCAAAAATTTTTGGCAAGTGGGTTTATGGTTAGGTAGGGTTTGACGATTTTGTCAAAAATGGGTTGTCAGTTTTGACAAATTTGTCATTTTTGAAATGAAAGTGACAACCCTTTTTTCGTTGGAATTGCAACGAAAAGTCTATTCATTTGTCATTTGTCACTTTATTTTATTAAGATAATAAATAAAAAAATATATATATAATATAAACCCCCCTCATTTTTGACATTTGACAAGTCCCCTTCCCCACCCAAGAATTTTACCAAAACTTTACCTAAGCAATTCCCGGTCCGAGCAGTAGGGGCACCACCCAAAAATCTGGGGCTCGGGGTAGACACTCTTACGAAAATTCTTCATCTAGGACTTTAGTCCCATATTTCTATAAGTGGGTTTGTCAAACAGTTAAACACGTCCAACATAATGGAGAGAATGAAGGAATCGACCATTAACCCACTTAAGTGGGTTAGTCAGTCACAGGCGTCACGTTTGTCACATTCGTCACGTTTGTCATATTCGTCATATTCGTCACATCTGTAACAACTCTCCTTATACCGTTTATCGCACCCTCGAAAGGAGCCAACATGAGCGTGCGCGAGAACAAGTATCAGAGCGAGCTGATCAAGAAGATCGCCACTCTATTCCCACAGTCCATAATCCTGAAGAACGACCCGAATTATATTCAGGGTGTTCCAGATCTCCTGGTGCTCTGCGACGAGCACTGGGCCATGCTTGAGGTCAAGGCTTCGCGCAAGGCCTTGCGCCGCCCCAACCAAGAGTACTATATCGCTAAGCTCAATCACATGGGGTTCGCTCGGTTCGTGTATCCCGAGAACGAGGATGAAGTCCTAAGGGATCTTAACCAATATTTCAGCCAGGCGTGACGTATGCAGTTTTACGACCATTACAACCTCGCCGGCAAGCACGCGTTCCTCGGGGCCAGCAAATCGTCATGGCTCCGGTACGATGAAGCGAAGCTACAGGAAACATATCGAAAAGTACAAGCGGCTGCACTTGGAACTCGCTTGCACGAATTAGCTGCAGAACATATTCAGTTGGGCCTTCCTTTTGGGGAGCCCGATGAACGCGACCCGTTGATGTCAACAGTTGCGAAGTTCGTTAACGACGCAATCTCGTACAAGATGAGCCCAGAGACGGTACTATATTACAGCGAGTACGCCTTTGGGACTGCAGACGCTATATCCTTTGACGAGGATTCCGAATTCCTTCGTATTCACGATCTCAAGACCGGGGTAGGTCCAACTAAGTTCGAGCAACTCGAAATCTACGCGGCCCTCTTCTGTCTTGAGTACTGCGTGCAACCAACCATACAGATGCAACTCCGCATCTACCAACACGGCGAACCACGGACCCATATTCCCGAGTCTGACGACATCAGGGATATTATGGATCGGATTGTTCATTTCAGTGATATTCTCATGGAGAGCAACAATGACTGAAGATACTCTATCCCACTATGGCATTTTGCGGAAGTCTGGCCGGTATCCGTGGGGCTCGGGCAAAGACCCGTACCAGCGCTCACGTGATTTCCAGGGTCTTGTCAAGGGGCTCGCAGACAAGGGTATGAGCGAAGCTGAGATCGCTAAGGGTCTCGGCATGACCACAACCGAGTTAAGGGCCACCAAGTCCATCGCCAAGCGTGAACGCCAGGCGGTTGAGATTGCCATGGTCCGGAAGCTTAACGCGAAGGGCATGTCCCAGGCTGCTATTGCAGACCGCATCGGTGTTTCTGCCTCGACCGTCCGCAACTACCTTAAGGATGACGCAGGCAAGACATCGTCCAAGATCGAGGGCGTCGCGGATATTCTCAAGCGAGAGACCGACAAGCACCGCTATATTGATATCGGTAGCGGCACGGAAGTTTCGCTCGGCACCACCGCAACTACACTCAAGCTTGCCTCGGCCACACTCGAGGCACAAGGGTACCAGGTTCAGGATATTAAGATCCGGCAGCTCGGTACCGACAACTACACCTCTACTCGAGTTCTTGTCGCCCCTGGTGTTCCCAAATCTGAGACCGTCCAGAATCTTGACAAGATCAACGTCGTCGGCGTCCGTACGGATCCTGACGGCCACAAGCTATCCCTCAAGCCGCCAGCGCCTCTCGACTCCAAGCGAGTCATGGTGCGATATTCTGAAGACGGCGGTACAAATATGGATGGCGTTATCGAGATTCGCCGAGGTCTGAAAGATCTCAACCTCGGCAAGTCGAACTATGCCCAGGTGCGTATTTCCGTTGACGGAACGCACTACCTCAAGGGCATGGCCATTTACGCGGACGACCTTCCCGCAGGCAAGGATATTCGGTTCAACACGAATAAATCCAAGAAGGTCCCCATGATTGGTGATGGCGACACAGTCCTCAAGAAAATGAAGGACGACCCGGACAACCCGTTCGGTGCGACCATCCGCCGGCAGATGGAATATATTGACAAGGACGGCAAGAAGAAGCTATCGCCCGTCAATCTCGTAAACGAGGAAGGATCGTGGGGTAACTGGTCTAAGACCTTGTCGGCCCAGTTCCTCTCGAAGCAGGATATTTCATTCGCCAAGCAGCAGTTGGATATTTCAACTGACGAAGCCAATAAGAAGTTCAGGGATATTATGGCCCTGACAAACCCCGTGCTTCGGAAGAAGGCCCTTCAGGATTTCGCAGATGGCTGCGACTCGGACGCTGTCCGTCTTCGTGCCGCCGCAGTTCCGGGCCAGGCATATCAGGTTCTGCTCCCCATCACAAGCTTGAAGCCAACGGAGGTATATGCTCCGAACTTCAAGAACGGCAGCCAGGTCGCTCTCGTTCGATATCCTCATGGCGGTACGTTCGAGATTCCCATCCTTACCGTAAATAACGGTCATAAGGACGCCAGGAAGACCATTGGAGAGCTTGCCAAGGACGCCATTGGTATTCACCCGAATGTCGCTCAACGGCTCTCTGGAGCTGATTTTGATGGCGATACGGCGATGGTTATTCCAGTCACCCCACGGAGTCGTATTCGTTCGACATCCCCACTCAAGGGACTCGAAGGGTTCGACCCCTCAGCAGCATATCCTGGATATCCCGGGATGAAGGTTCTCAGTGAGACCGGCAAGCAGAAGCAGATGGGTATGGTCAGTAATCTTATTACAGACATGACCATCAAAGGCGCTACTGAATCTGAGCTCGCCCGTGCAGTCCGTCACTCGATGGTAGTGATTGACGCGGCCAAGCACAAGCTTGACTACCGCACATCCGCTGTTGATAACGGTATCGCCGAGCTCAAGAAGAAGTATCAGCCCGAGGGTGGTGTGTCCACTCTTATTTCTCGCGCCGCATCCGAGGTGGATATTCCAAAGCGGAAACCCCGGTCCATGGCAAAGGGTGGACCTATCGATCCCGTCACAGGTAAGAAGGTTTATGAGGAGACTGGTGAATCATATTCTGTCACCCGTGAATTCAAGACCAAGGATCCTCGTATCGAGACCCGCCTCCGTACATCGAAGGCGACTCGCATGGAATTGGTGGACGACGCGCGCAAGCTTTCATCGGGTACCCCCATGGAAGAACTGTACGCCCGTTACGCCAATGACATGAAGTCTCTTGCAAACACCGCCCGCCGGGAGATCGTAAATACCCCCACCCTGAAACGAGACCCGGGTTCTGCCAAGGAGTACGCCGATGAGGTAACCTCCCTCAAGGAGAAAGTCAGGGTGGCCCTCACAAATGCACCGCGGGAGCGTCAAGCCCAGCTCGTCGCAGGGGGTGTCGTCCGAGCAAAGGTCGAGGAGAATCCTGGCATGACCAAGGATGAACGTACTCGCCTTGAAAGCCAGGCTCTCAAAGCCGCTCGAATCAGGACAGGTGCTTCCCGCAAGGAGGTACAGTTTGACATCACCGATGCTGAATGGAGAGCCATCATGAACGGTGCTGTCAGTAACGCTATGATGGAGTCCATCGCTCGTTACGCCGATCCTGAGCGCTTGCACGAACTGTCCATGCCAAAGGAAAAGCCTACGCTTTCCGTCGGTGTTGTGGCTCGTGCTCGTGCCATGGCGAAGAACGGTGCGACCACCTCCGAGATCGCTGAGATGCTTGGCATTAGTACAAGCTCTGTGCTTGAAGCCGTGAAAGGAAACTGATTGAATCATGGCAACAATGTACCTTACAACTACTGACAATCCTTTCAGTCCAAAGACTGAGTTCGATCAGTGGTTGACATTCGACCTTCAGAAAGGTTACAACTCTTGCGGCCTCCTGGACCGTGTGACCAAAACCAGTGACACTCTAAGTGATGCACTAGTTGCTGACGATGTCGAAGAAGCGATTCAATGGATTCTAGATCATGATGTTACTGGAAAGAGAACTTTCGTGATCGAATGAAACCAATTCAATTGGAGGGAATACCACGGTTCTCCCTCTATTGACCCCCGGGGGGCTGTCATTTCTTAAACACCCCCCAGCCCAAATCGCGCCCCACCTTCGAATTATCCCGGAGGTATATTTCGATTTGGGTTTTGGCTTGCCCCAACCACTTAGTTCTCTATGCCTGTTTCTTGCTCCTTTCCGGGCATGGGTTGGGGCAGGCGAAAACTCAGATCGAAGTATAAGAAAGGATGCGCGATGGTCAAAAAGAAGACCAAAACTCCTCGAACTCCCGAGGAAGCTGAGCGATTAGCTATCAGTGCTGCCATGGAACTTGCTACTCAGCGGATTCTTGATGGTACTGCTAGCAATTCGACGATCATTCATTTCCTCAAGCTTGGATCCAGTCGCGAAAGACTTGAACAGGCTCGACTTGAGGCCGATACGACCCTCGCTCGGGCTAAGGTTTCAGCTCTTGAGTCTGCTGCTCGTACCGAGGAACTGGTTCAGGAAGCACTGGCGGCTTTTAAGGTATATTCTGGAGATTCAGATGCGGAGCTATGACGAACTCAGCCACCTACGCACATTCGAAGAACGTCTCGAGTACCTCTCACTCAATGGAGCATTTTTCGGCGAGACCTTCGGCGGATCCAGGTGGTTGAATCAGAGTTTCTACCAAAGCGATATTTGGAGAGAGGCTCGCACCCAAGTTATTGCAAGAGATCTTGGATGCGATCTCGGCCTTGAGGGTTACGAGATTCACGACGGCATTGTTGTGCATCACATCAATCCTCTAACGCCTCGTCAGTGTGAGAATTTCGACCCATGCATGTGGGACGCCAATAACCTCATATGCGTGAGTCGCGATACTCATAATGCAATCCACTATGGAACCAAGGCGCTGGCTCTCGACGACTTCGATCCAAGATCACCCGGCGATACAAAACTATGGTAGGAGGCTAAATGTCGATTCTACATGACACAAAGACCTACCTCGCGTTGATGGAGGATGACACTTCATTTGACAGCGAAGTCAAGGATGCTATTGACAATGCTTTAGCAACTGCGACTCAGCTAAACCGCGAAGTGGGCGCCCTATCGTCCGAGGCAGATTACCCCACTACGACTCTTGGTCGGATCCTACGTCAGTATGTGAACTTCTCAGTTCGCCTGATGTTCGATCCGCCGCAGACCTCATTCGCCATCAAGGCAGTTGAGGCTTTGCAGAAAGAGATGGAGTGGCGACTGACCATTCAATGATGGGAGAAAACCATGAGCGAAGAAACTCTGTCTCATTACGGCGTCCTCGGCATGAAGTGGGGCGTCCGTAAGAAGACTGAAAGCTCCGGCGGAGTCGGACTTCGGTCCGTCGAAGAGAAGAAGAAGATCGGCGAAGCCGTCAATGCCGAGGCATTCCGAAAGGAACGCGCCAAGGCTGAGAAGGCTGCCGAGAAGGAACGCAAGAAGCATGAGTCTGAACTCAAGAAGGCCGCTAAGGCTGCAGCTGCTGCGGCCAAGAAGGCTGCTTCCGCGGCTAAGAAGGGTGTGAAGGCTGCTTCGCAGAAGCACGCTGCCAACAAGGCTGCTCGTGCGGAGAAGGCCGCCGAACGAGCCCGTAAGAAGCTCGAGAATCAGAAGCTGAAAGAAGCACGCAAGGCTGAAGCTGATCGCAAGAAGAAGCAGAAGGAAGCCGAGCGCGCCGAGAAGAAGCGAATTGCTGACGAAAAGAAGGCTGCTAAGGAAGCTGAGAAGAAGCAGAAGGAACTCGAGAAGCAGAAGGTTCCTAAGGGAGGCATCCCCGCCGACCTGCGGAAAGAAGCTCCGCGCCGTCTCTCGTCCACAGATCTGATCGAGCAAAACAAGCGACTCAATCTTGAGAAGCAGAACTACGAACTCAAGGAGAAGCTCAAGGAGTACGAGAGTCAAAATAGGAGCGCTCTTGCCAAGACGGCTGATCTCTTCGTCGACGAGGCTCGCAAGAACCTTACAAAGTACGCGGCTAGGACAGCAACGGACATGCTCACGGCAGCTCTTGACTCCAAGCTTAAGGGTACTGAGTATGAAGGCATCGCGAAGATGGCCAGTAACTCTTTCAACCTCGACGCGATCCTGAAGAATGCGACAGGCAAGAAGTAGGCATGGCGCTATCCAATACCGCTACACCTAAGTACTATGCCCAGTTTCGAGAAAAAGTCCTTGCCGGCGAGATTCCGGTCTCTCATACCATCGAGATGGAGATGAATCGGATTGACGACTTGATCGCCAACCCGAGATACTTCTATGACGATGGTGCTATCGATGGTTTCATCGCTTTCTGCGAGAATGAGATGACACTTGTCGATGGTAGCGATCTAACCCTTCTCGATTCATTTAAGCTCTGGGCCGAATCACTCCTTTCGTGGTTCTACTTCGAAAAAGTGACGAAATTCGTCCCCGACGAAACTGGCCACAACGGTCGATACGTCCAGGTCGACGTTAAGCGACGCTTGGTTAACAAGCAATACCTTATCGTCGCGCGAGGTGCTGCAAAGTCCATGTACATGGCCTTTATCCACGCCTACTTCCTGACTATTGACCCCACCACAACTCACCAAATTGCTACGGCACCTACCATGCCCCAGGCTGAAGAAACTTTGTCCCCGTTTAAGACTGCTATCACGCGCAGTCGGGGACCTCTGTTCAAGTTCCTGTCGGCGGGGACCGTTCACGCAACAGTCGGTGCTAAAGCTAATCGATCTCTACTCTGTCCGACCAAGAAGGGGATCGAGAACTTCTCAACGAACTCCCTCCTTGAGGTTCGCCCCATGAACGTCGACAAACTTCAGGGCTTGAGATCTAAGGTGAACACGATCGACGAATGGCTATCTGGCGATGTTCGTCAGAACGTCATCTCTGCTCTTGAGCAGGGCGCGTCGAAACTCAACAATTGGGTCATCGTTGCCGTCTCGTCTGAGGGTACCGTCCGAAACGGCGTCGGAGATTCCATCAAAATGGAATTACTTTCGATCCTTAAGGGCGAGTACTACGACCCACACTCGTCGATCTGGTATTACCGACTGGACGACGTGTCTGAGGTTGGGGATCCAAATATGTGGGTTAAGGCCCAACCCAACCTTGGTAAGACTGTATCTTACGATACATACCAACGAGATGTTGCAAGAGCCGAGAATGTCCCATCTGCAAGAAACGATATTCTGGCAAAACGATTCGGCATCCCATGCGAGGGATACACATACTTCTTCAAGTACGAAGAAACCATCCCCCACAATCCACGAGAGTTCTGGCAAATGCCGTGCGCCATGGGTGCAGACCTTTCTCAGGGTGATGACTTCTGTGCGTTTACGTTCTTGTTCCCGTTGTCCACTGGCGACTTCGGGGTTAAGACGCGAGCGTATATTACTACACGTACGTTCGACAAGCTTCCGGCTGCTGGACGCGCGAAGTACGAGTCATTCATTCGAGAAGGTTCGCTCCAGGTCATGGATGGGACAATTCTGGATATGATCGAAGTCTACAACGATCTCGACGAATACATCTTGAGATCTGAGTATGATGTTCGAGCGTTCGGATACGATCCATACAATGCCAGAGAGTTCGTCGAAAGATGGACAACTGACAATGGACCGTATGGGATCCACAAAGTCATTCAGGGCGCGCGAACTGAGTCAGTTCCATTAGGTGAGCTCAAGAGTTTGGCTGAGGATCGAAGGCTCATCTTCGATCAAGAGCTATTCTCATGGGCAATGGGTAATACCATCACCCTTGAGGACACTAACGGCAACCGGAAGATCTTGAAGAAACGAATGGATCTAAAGATCGACTCAGTCGCGGCTCTGATGGATGCGTGGGTCGCATACAAACAGCAACTCGATGATTTCAACTAACGAGAGGAGGTAATATGGGTATTATGTCACGGTTGGCTCGGGCTTGGAATGTGTTTGCGCACGATCGACCCGATCGTTACAAGAATAGTAACTACAGCGAATACCGCCCAAGCTACCGTTCTATCGGATCTACAAACCTGGTCCAAACTCTATACAACAAGATTGCGTTGGACGTTGCGAACACTCCGATTCGCCATGTGAAGGTAGATCAAAATGGTAGGTATGACAGTGAGAAGGATTCTTCACTGAACGAATGCTTGTCTCTTATGGCAAACATCGATCAGACCTCAAATGCTCTAATCTACGAGCTTGTCTATACGATGCTCGAAACCGGTAGCGCAGCTCTGGTTCCGGTCGATACCGACACCGCTCTGAACGAGGAAGGGTCATTCGATGTCCTTTCTCTCCGCGTTGGACGAATCGAGAGCTGGTACACCGACTCAGTCGATGTGAATCTGTATAACGATCGTAGTGGTAATCGAGAAACTATTCGTATCTCGAAGAATTCCGCAGCAATTGTATACAGTCCGCTCTATGATGTTACAGCTAGTAACAGCTCTTTGGCCAACCGACTTGCTCGAAAGCTCGATGCACTCGACGCTATCGACAATTCAGCCCTCGGTAAGAAGTTGGATCTGATTATTCAGCTTCCATACTCTGTCCGAGGCGAATTGCGACAGCAGCAAGCTGAGACTCGACGAGAAGCTATTGAACAGCAGCTCCGAAATTCGGAGATCGGTGTGGCATACGTCGATGGAGCTGAGAAGATCACACAGCTCAATCGCCCAGTTGAGAACAATCTGCTCGATCAGGTCAAGTACCTTTCCGAACAGCTTTACAACGCTCTCGGCTTCACTGAGAGTGTGTTCAATGGCACGGCTGATGCTGAGACTAACCTGTCCTACTACAACCGGACCGTCAAGCCGATTCTCGATACGATAACTAAGTCGGCAACTATGGTCTTCTTGACCAAGACCGCTCGGTCTCAGGGTCAGAGGATCATCTATGTAAGGGACCCGTTCGCGGCGACATCGCTTGATAGTATCGCATCGATGGCTCAGACGTTCATCACCAACCAGGTCATGACGCCGAATGAGATCCGGTCGATCATCGGTTTGCCGCAGTCCACCGATCCTAAGGCTGATCAGTTGGCCAATCCGTATACGTCATCCGCAAACGCGGATCAACGGTCAAACAACGACCAGGAGGTTCAAAATGGCAGCGCCTAATGACGTCGCCGACTTCGACGGGTGGGCAACCGTCGCAGGCATCAAGTGTTCCGATGGGCGAGTTATCTCTCATCACGCATTTGAACAGAACGATGGGGCTGTCGTCCCTCTCGTCTGGCAGCATGGTCACGACAACGTGACTAATGTTCTCGGGCACGCCCAGCTCGAGAAGAAGGCTGAGGGTGTTTACGCCTATGGATTCTTCAATGGATCTCAGCAGGCTGAGCACGCTCGCGAACTGATTGAGCATGGCGACGTTACTGCTATGTCGATCTTCGCGAACAACCTGAAGCAGGATGGCAATGTTGTCAAGCACGGCAACATCGTCGAGGTGTCGCTCGTCCTTAAGGGTGCCAATCCTAAGGCGACGATCGAGAACGTCACCATGGCCCACTCCGATGGCGAGGGCTACTCCGCGATCATCAAAATGGGTGATGGCGACGTATCTCACGAAGACTTCGAGGGCTCCGAGGAATCGGACTCCGAAGATGAGTCCTCTGACGAGGACAAGACCATCGGTGAGATCCTTTCCACACTCACCGAAGAGCAGCTTGAGGCCGTCAATTACCTCATTGCTGCAGCCATCGATGGGGAGTCTGAAGACTCCGAAGAGACCAACGAAGAAACTGAGGAAGTTATGAAGCACAATGTCTTTGAGGGCGACAAGACCCCCGAGAACACGCTGTCCCACGCAGCTTTCGCTGAGCTGGTTGAGACGGCCAAGCGAAACAACACCACTCTGCTCGACGAACTGAAGCACGCCGATTACGGAATCGAGAACATCGGTTACCTCTTCCCGGATGCTAAGAGCATCACGGATGAGCCCATTACTCTCGACCGCGATCAGTCTTGGGTCTCCGTCGTCATGAACGGAACCAAGCACTCCCCCTTCGCTCGAATCAAGTCGGTCCTTGCTGACATTCGCGACGACAAGGCCCGAGCCAAGGGTTACGCCAAGAAGGCTCAGAAGAAGACCGAAGAGGTCATCAAGCTTCTGACCCGTACGACATCCCCGACGACCATCTACAAGAAGCAGAAGCTCGATCGCGACGACATCGTCGACATCACCGACTACAACGTTGTCTCGTGGCTCAAGAACGAGATGAAGGGTAAGCTCAACGAGGAAATCGCTCGAGCCGTCCTCGTCGGTGATGGTCGCCAGATCACCGATCCCGACCGTGTCGACGACGAGGCTATTCGTCCGATCCTCAAGGAGAACGACATTTACGCGATTCACAAGTCGCTCGAATCGAACACCACCGATGAGACTCTTGTGGATGACATCGTCCTGGCATCGGCCGAGCTTGAGGGCTCCGGCGCTCCGACGCTCTTCATTGCGAAGAAGCGCCTGGTCAAGATGCTTCTTCTGAAGGACAAGAACGGTCGCCGTCTGTACGAGACCGAGGCGTCCCTTGCGGGTGCTCTCGGCGTCTCTAAGATCGTCACCGTTCCTCAGTTCGAGGGCCTGGAGCACGATATCAAGGGTGTCAACCACGAGCTTCTGGCTATCGTGGTCGACCTGCGCGACTACACCATTGGTTCGAACGCCGGTGCGGAGCTCGGTATGGCCGAGACCTTCGACATCGACTTCAACCAGTACAAGTACCTGATGGAGACCCGTCTTTCGGGCTCTCTGACGGCACCGTACTCGGCCCTGACGATCTCGCGTAAGAAGGCGTGACCCCATGTCGAGGTTTAGCGGCAAGCTAGGCTTCGTGATGACGCGTGAGACGGAGGAAGGTGTTTGGCTTGAGGACTTTGTTGAAATCCCGGTTAAAGGGACTATTCGTAATCTCTATGTTAGGAACGATAACTCGTCTTCGGCCAACACCAACCTCCGGCTTACCAACGAGATCAGCATTTTGATGGACACAAAGATCAAGAGCTACCTCGAGACTCTGAAATATGTAGTATGGAAGGGTTCAAAATGGGAGGTACAGTCCATCGGTGTTAACTATCCACGGCTGACCATTAACCTAGGGGGACTCTATGCGCACGTATAGGGACCTCCTACATCTACTTCAGCAAGCGGTCAAGCACAATCGAGTGTATTTCCAGCCTCCAGAGAACCTGAAGATTGGATACCCGGCAGTTGTATTCCACTTGTCGAAGATAGAAATCGACCATGCTTCTGATGTACCCTACAAGGGCGCTAAGGAATACTCGGTCACTCTCATCACCAAGGATCCAGAGCCAGACGTGATCGACGAAATCCTCAAGATCCCGTATTCGTCTTTGGATACGACATACATCTCGGACGGAATGAACCATTTCGTCTTCACAGTTTACCTTTAAGGAGGGTATCCTATGGCACAGATCAAGTGGGACGAAGAGGGTTCCCATTTCTATCACACCGGCGTTAATAAGGGCGTTCTGTTTCCCTTTGATAATGCTCAGAACCGATATAGCGCGGGTGTTGCCTGGAACGGTCTTAAGACCGTCACGGAGACTCCGGAGGGCGACGAGTCCTCGGACATCTACGCAGACAATATCAAATACCTCTCTCTGATGTCGGCCCCATCGTTCAAGTTCACGATCGAGGCCTACACATACCCGGACGACTTCGCTATCTGTGACGGTACCGCTCAGCTGGTTAAGGGTGTTAACCTCGGTCAGCAGCCGCGTACGCGCTTTGCGTTCTCCTACTGCACGAAGCTGGGCAACGACACCAAGGGTGATGCTTACGGCGAACTGCTGCACATCATCTACGGCGCGACCGCGGCTCCGTCCGAGCGTGCGTACAACACGGTCTCTGACTCCCCGGAGGCGATCTCGTTCTCCTGGGAGTGCTCGACTGTTCCTGTCCAGGTGGATGGATTCCAGCCGGTCTCCGTCATCACGGTCGACTCCTCGAAGCTTGATGCGGCGAAGTACAAGAAGCTCACGGACAAGCTGTATGGCGTTGCTGCTGCTGGTGGCGGTACTGCTACCCCGACCCTCGTCATGCCTAACGAGCTGCGTACACTTCTGGCGTGATCTCACTCACGCTTGAGTTTGGGGGAGAGGAGCGGTTTGACGAGCGTAGTAATACGTTTGTTACGCTGGAACCGTTTACAGTTACTCTTACACATACCCTGTCTGCGGTGGCTGAGTGGGAATCCGTCTACAAGCGGTCATTCCTGGAGACCCCACCACAGACTGGCGAAGAGTTAGTGTACTACATCCAGTGTATGTCGGACCGCCCTCTCCCTCGAGATTTCATCAAGCGGCTCGACCAATCCGTTCAAGTCAAAATAGCAGACTATTTGTCTGACAATGCTACGGCGACAGTTCTATGGAATCCACCTTCGAATGGAGGCCCGCGAGACACAATGACCAGTGAACTGATCTACTGGTACATGACTCAGTTGGGTATTCCATTCGAGGCCGACAAGTGGAATTTGAATCGGCTACTTACGCTGATTCGTCTCGCCGCAGCCAAGCAGAACAACCAAAAGCCGGACGCACGGGCCTCAGCAGCTCAGCGTGCGGCCATGAACCAAGCCCGTAGGGCTAGAACAGGGAGTAGAGGATGATTGACATTCCCGCTGACGCTCAGCGTCCCGCCGGACCCGATCCGCACGAAGACAATGACCGCGCTATCTTCGAGGAGGCCCGATCTTGAGCAAGATTGATGAAGTTCTGAGTCATGCGGCCTATCGCATTGGGTACTACGCCCCCGACGATCCTGAACCCGGTTCGGAGGCAGGTCGTTGGCTCGCTAAGAAGATGGGTCAGCCTTGGCTCGCTGGTCCTTCCGAAGATATCTGGTGGTGTATGGCCTTCGTCAGTATGTGTTTCGACATGGCTGGTGAAATCGCTGCTATCGGCGGCTTCTCCTACAACACGGATGTCACGAAGAACCGCATGGAGAAGGTCTCCATTGAAGACGCGCAGCGTGGAGACGTAGTGCTGTTCGATTGGGATCAGGATGGTCTGACTGACCACGTCGGTATTGTCGAGGCAAACCTCGGCGACGGCTGGCTTCAGACCATTGAGGGTAACACTTCTCCCTCGAACGCAGGCTCTCAGTCTGCTGGTAACGGTGTGTACCGCCGCCAGCGTTCCTACGGAATCGACTGTGTTCTTCGGCCCAAGTGGTCCGACGCAGACGCCGAGGAATCTTCTGAGGGAACAAACGCAATGAACGATGCTTGGTGGGGTCGTGCGACCACGTACGCACTTCAGGCTTCGCTCAACACTCCTGCTGATGGTATTATCTCTGATCAGGACATCTATTTCACAGATGATATTACTCGCGCGGGAACCGGCTGGGAGTTCGTTGACGATCCGGACTATGGATCTGAGGTGATCTCCGCTCTTCAGCAGAAGCTGGGCGTCGAGGTCGATGGTATCATCGGTCCCGACACGATCTCCGCTCTTCAGCAGCACCTCAAGAACCGAGGACACGACCTCGAGGTCGACGGTGTCGCAGGCTACCGTACGGTGGAGTGCCTGCAGTATGAGCTGTCTAACGGCACGCTCTGGTCTTGATAGAAAGGAGGGCCGTCATGATCGAGATGAAGTTTGACGCTGACTTCGACATGTCAAAATGGTTGACACAAGTCAAGAACAAGAAGCTTCGTGACGTATTGGCAACCGCCGGTACTCGAGGAGTGGCGGCCCTCCGGGCCAACACCCCGGTTGGCACCGGGAAAACTGCTGCTAGCTGGCAGTACAAAGTCAAGGAGACCAAGCGAGGCGTTAAGATCGTTTGGTATAACACTAATATTGTGTCCAAGGTTCCCATTGCGATCATCTTGCAATACGGACACGGGACACGCCAAGGTGGCTACGTCCAGGGTAAGGACTATATCAACCCTGCGATGAAGCCAATCTTCGACGAAATCGACCGAATGGTTGGGAGGGCCATCAATGGGTAAGAGTATTGAGAATAAGGTCGTCTCCCTGGAGCTCGACGATTCGAAGTTTACAAGCCGAGTCGACGGAGTCCTCCGCAACGTTGATCGCCTGAAGTCTGGAATGAACTTCAAGCAGTCGACTGACGGACTAGACAATGTTGGTAAGGCAGCTCAGGATGCTTCCAAGCAAATGGGCGGAATTGCTGACGGCGTTAAGAACGTCAACACATCGATTGTTAACAATTCGACAACGGCAGCCGCTGCCACAGCTAACGTTGGTGCTGCAGCAAAGATTTCGTCGACTAATTTTTCCATGCTCGCGGGCGCTGCTTCCGTGGCCATGGGTAACATCGCATCTAAGGCCCTTATGGCCGGAGGATCGGTGCTTTCCTCGTTCACGTTCGGACCCATCATGGACGGTTTCCGCGAATACGAGAACCAGCTTAACGCGGTTCAGACTATTCAGGCCAACACGTTCAGCAAGGGTGAGACCACTGCGACGATCAACGCAGCTCTCGACGAACTGAACGCTTACGCGGACCGGACCATCTACTCGTTCACCGAGATGACACGCAATATCGGTATGTTCACATCTGCGGGTGTCGGGCTGAAGGATTCGGTTGCCGCGATTAAGGGTCTGTCGAACGTCGCAGCAATGTCTGGCTCAACTTCTGAGCAAGCCGCAACGGCAATGTACCAGCTGTCTCAGGCGCTTTCGACAGGCTCTGTAAAGCTTCAAGACTGGAACTCGATCGTCAACGCCGGTATGGGCGGCGAGCAGTTCCAGGAAGCACTTAAGCGTACGGCACGTACCTACGGCGTTGAAGTCGACAAGATGATCGACAAGGCCGGGTCGTTCCGTAACTCGCTTAAGGACGGATGGCTTACATCCGAGATCATGATCGAGACTCTAACCCAGTACACTGGTGACTTGTCTCGCGAACAGCTGCTGAGCGCCGGCTACACGGAGCAGCAGGCTGACGAAATCATGAAGTTGGCGGAAACCGCTAACGATGCCGCGACGAAGGTTAAGACTTTCTCGCAGCTGATCGACACAACTGCCGAAGCCCTAGGCTCGGGATGGGCTTCCATCTTCCGAACGATCTTCGGCGACTTTGAGCGTGCACGTACCATGTGGACTGCTGTGTCCGACGTGGTGAACGGAGGTATCGGAACATTCTTCGATGCGCTTCAGGGCATTCTCAACCGCTGGGATGAACTCGGTGGTTGGGAGGAATGGTGGTATGGTCTCGGTGAACTCTGGACCGCTATCGCTAAGCCACTCAAGGCAATCGGCGAAGGCTTCTTCAGCGCGTTCCAAGGAGACGCCGGCAAGGCTCTGTATGATTTCTCGTACTACTTCCGTCATTCGATCTCACAGTGGCTGATGATGTCTGACGACTTCGCCAATAACCTCGGCAAGGTCTTCAAAATGGCAGGCGAATTGCTCTCGCCAGTTCTTGAGGTTCTCATCGGGTTCGCCTCGGCGATTGTCCAGATTGGCGTTGCCGCATTCAAGATCGGTATGATCCTGGCTGGAATCTTCATCAAGCCGATGATCCTTATCGCGGCGAAGGTTGGCGACATTGTCTCTGTCTTCAGTGACTGGTTTGGTCAGATGCTTGGCGGGACAGACATCCTCGGAGGTCTCGCCAAGGTTCTCGACTGGATTGTCGACAAGTTCCAGAAGCTTGCTGACTGGATGTACGCCGTTGCGGACGTCACGATCACCCCGATCTTCGACGGACTCAAGGTTGTCATCGAAGCAGTACTCAAGCCGCTCGGCGAATTCATTGAGACGATCAAGAAGGCGACTTCAAATATCTTCAAGCCCTTTGGCGAGGCGCTTTCGAATGCAGTCGGAGCGATCTTTGGTTTCGCTTCTGGAACCGGTGGTCCGATGGAGAAGATCAAGTCTGCTTTCGGCGGATTTGGGACTGGGTTCCTTGAGAACATGACCAAGCTCGCAGATGCTATCGGACCCAAGTGGTCTGAGAAGGTCAAGGCTTTCTCGGATTCGATTCTTCCGATCAGCGAGACTATCGGCAAACACCTTGGTGGAGCCGTTGAGAGCGCCGGCAAGGGGATCAAGAAATTCTGGGACGACGCATCTCCTAAGATGGCTGAAGCTTGGTCTGAATCGACTAAGCGGATGAAGGATTCGATCTCCGGGGTCGGCAAGGCCTTTGTTCGAGCCGGCGATACCATATCCAAGACCTTTGCGCCTCAGGCGAAGGCAGTCAAGGAGTTTGGCATAGATCTGTACAATGTCTTTGCCAACCTCGACACCCATCTGAACAACAACACCTTCCTATCTACGATCGCCAACAGCTTCAAGACCATGATGAAGGCGTTTGGTCCGTTTGGATCTCTCGTTAACGGCATCATCGACCTGTTCGGAAAGCTCGGGGATCTGACCAAGTCCATATTTGGAGGATTCAGCGACGAGGCGAATGGCGCAGCGGGCGGTCTGTCGACTTTCGGGAAGGCAGCCTCTGATGCGTTCGGCACACTCGGTGTTGTCGGTGGGACTATCTACACCGCGGCAACCGGCATTGTCGAATTCTGCTCGTCGGTTGTCGAGGCCATCGCGAATCTGATCGACTGGCTAACCAAGGGTATTGACCACATCAAGAAGTTCGCTTCTGAGTCTCAGGCATTCGACTCGTTCAAGAAGAACGTCGGTAAGGCATTTGACAACGCCGGATCAATGATCCAGACTTTCTGGTCTGGTCTCGGTTCCAGCCTCAAGGACCTGTCGATTTCTGACCTCTTGAGTGGAATCCTGCTCGGCGGAGGTCTCGGTATGGGCTTCAAGACCCTTCAGACCGTGCTTGGTCAGTTCACGAAGACCACGGATTCGTTTGCCGGGATGTTCGACAAGTTCGGAAAGATTGGTGACTCGATTTCCGGAGTCTTCAATTCGTTGACCGATGCCCTGAAGTCCATGCAGGAAGTCATCAAAGCCAAGGCTCTTCGCGAAATCGCGATCAGCGTTGGTATTCTTGCAGGTTCGCTGTTCATCCTTGCGATGATCCCCGCGCCTCGACTAATTCAGGGTGCTGTCGCCATCGGCGTCTTGACTAAGATCCTTCTTATTGCTCTGACTCAGATCAGCGAGATGAAGATCAACAAGATGCAGATCGCAGGTGTCATCGGCGCGGTTATGGCATTATCTATTGCGATCCTGCTGATGTCTATTTCGGTCGGAATTCTTGGTTCTATGAAGCTGAGCACTGTCGCGCAAGGTATCGGGGCTGTCATGGTGTTGGTACTCGGTATGACGCTGGCGGCCAAGCTCCTTTCCAAGAATGCTGGTTCGATGATGGCTGGTGTGGGGTCGATGATTGCTATGGCGATTGCGATCAACATGCTCACGATCCCGATTATAGCTCTCGGTCTGCTTCCAATCAAGGTGATTGCTCAGGGTGTTATCGCGGTTGGAGTTCTTATGGGGATTCTGGCTGGTTTCGTTCTTCTGATGAACAAAGCAGCGGACGATCTCGGCAAAATGGCAGCCATTTCACTGATGATGGTCTCGTTCGCGTTCTCGATTCAGATGCTCGTAGCCGCTGTCGCAGCAATGGGTTATATGGACGTTACTAAGCTGGTCCAAGGCATAACTGGTTTGTCCGCGGTAGTTCTACTTCTCGTATCTATCGCGAATCTAATGCCGGCGACGGCTATTGTCGGAGCGGGGTCTTTGATCCTGACAGCAATCGCAATGAACATTGCGGTCGGGGCTATCGTACAGATGGCAGACCATAGCTGGGGAGAGATTCTCAGCTCGATGGGTAAGCTCTTGCTCGTCGTTGCTGCCATTGTTGCAGTAGCGTTCGCAGCTCAAGGTGCCTTGATCGGCATCGCTTCGCTGACGATACTGGCATTCGCCCTGAACCTGTTTACGAGTGCTCTAAGCAACGCGGCAGGTCTAAGTTGGGATGCTCTCAGCAATGGTCTCTGGGCCATCGGCATCGGACTCGGCGTTCTGATTGCGGCGGGGTACCTCGCCATCGGAGCTGCCCCGGGTCTAATTGCCCTGGCGTTGGCTATTGGCGTTCTCGGCGCGGTCATCATCGGTATCCTTGCGGCGTTCACTGCATTGGCGGTCGTTATCACGGCCTTCTTGGCAGTGGCGTCGGCGGCTGGACCGGCTATTGGTGCTGGTCTCGTCGCTATTGCAGCAGGTATTGCGGGAGCGGCAGCCATCATCGCGGCTGCAGCACCAGCTATCCAGGCAGCGTTAATCGGCGTCTTCTCTGCAATGGAGGCTGCGGCCCCGGCATTGTCGGGAGCACTCTCTTCCTGGGTCCGAGCATTCGGGCCTGCTGTGAATGAGTTGGTCATTGTGGCGGGTATCGCACTCCGACAGTTCATCAGTCAGTTCGCGCAGACAGTCCAGCAGAAGATGCCTGAACTTATTCAGACTTGGACGTCGATTGTGACGGGTCTACTCACGACGCTTCGCAATGTCTGGCCTGAGGTGGTTACCACGGTCATCGATCTGCTATATCAGCTGATTTCAGCGATTGTCGAGAACCAACCCAAGTTCATAGAATCTTACGTGAGTCTGTTGACGGGGTTCATCGAAACAATCAAGACCTGTGTTCCGCTGGTCGTCGAGGCAATTCTGACACTGCTTCAGGCTTTGCTCGATGGAATCACTGCCAAGATCCCAGATCTGACTACGTCGGGTGCGAACCTTATCGCAGCGCTGATCAATGGTATCGCGGCTAGTTCCTTGATTATCATCAATGCCGCATGGGATGCTGTCATTACGTTTATCAATGGATTTGCCGATGCAATCGATCAGAAGGGACCAGAGCTTCAAGCCGCGGTCAACAAGCTGATCAATGCCATCATCCGATTCATCAAGAACGGTCTGATTGGTATGGCCAACACGTTCGCACCGCAAGCAAGTTCCATCGGTCGTAACATCATCAACGGTGTTGTCAATGGCGTGTCTGGCGCTGCCGGAGCCCTTTACAACAAGCTGCGCAATGTAGCCTCGAGTGCTCTTAGCTCGTTTAAGAGTACTCTTGGTATCCACTCGCCTTCGCGTGTATTCGCGACTGCGGCTGGATTCATCGTTGCGGGTATTGTGCAGGGTATCGACAAGAACCAGTCTGACGCGGTAGATGCAATGTCTGGTCTTGGCGACGACATGGTGAATGCGATGGCCAACTTGGATGCCGATTGGAATCCGGTTATCAAGCCGACTGTCGACCTCTCCGAGGTTAATGGTCTGCAAGATCTCACGATGAACGACCTGCATGCGAATGTCGTTGGAGCATCAGTTCAAAATGGCAGCCAAACAGCGCAGGAGATTCGAGCTCTTCGAGACGAACTGCGCAACAACCAGAAGCCGATGGTCTTCAACCAGTACAATGAATCACCAAAGGCGCTCGATCTCAATGACCTATATCGTCAAACAGAGCGTCAACTCGAACGAATGAAGAGGGTTTAAACACCATGGCCTACTCGCTGATTACTCTAAAGCCGTCTAGCGGTCCAGCATGGGTGCAACGATTGAATGAAGTAAACGACGGGTGGGTCGCTCAGATTTTGAACGGGTCGTTCGGG